TTCTATAGTCTTACCCTTTTTTATTTTCTTACTATTGTCGGTTACCTTTGTTGGCGATTTTGTGGTCGAAACTGATGTCTTTACTGGTGTCTTTGTATTAGATTCCATTGGTTCTGTCCACTCCACCATTTTACCCAAACCCAATGTACGCCCGAACATACTATCGGTCACTAAGTTCCAAAGTTTTGCAAATCCATTGTATAGTATTCGGAATATACTTTTGAATGGTGTAATAATAGTATCTATGAAATCCATAAATCCGGTAGATAACGTTTTCCAAGCTCCTGCAAAATCTCCATTTAAAAATTGACCAAGTGCACCAAGATAATCTGCTAAAAATCCAAATGCACCCATCAACCATTCAAACGGCGCCATCAATACATTTGCAATAATTTCAGCCAATCCTGAAAATATACTACCCAACCCTTCTTCAAATCCAATACTTACTAAAAATCCATTAACTTTATCATATACTGCTGTAAACTTTTCTCCAAGCCAACTAAACGCTTGGGATATGTTATCAATTAGAGGTTTAAACTTTTCTCCTATTGCCATAAATTTACTACTAACACTATCCCAAAGAACACCAAATCTAGCAGCTAAGCCAGGAGCGTTATCATTTACCCATCCACCCAATGTATCTCCTAAAAATCCTCCAATTATAGTCCCAATTGGCCCTCCAATTAGAGTTCCCAATGCAGCTCCGCCAACTGCGAATCCACCCTGCAATACTCCTGCTCCAACCGCTTCTCCCGTAGTACCACCCTCTTCCTTCTTATCCATAAATCCACTTATACCACCAAAGATTCCAGCCAATGCACTTCCTCCACCTTTAGTTAAGAACTTACTAGCTTTGCCTAACATTCCCATTCCACCACCTGGAGGAACACCCATCTGTGGTAAAAGATTGCCGATTCCTCTTTGTGGTAAAAGATTGCCGATTCCTTTAGCTATATCTGGTAAAAGTTTACCAATTAATCCTCCACCAGTTGCAGCTAGTACTCCTCCGATATTTTCTGTAAAACTTCTTTCTATTTCTAACTTCTTTGTTGCTGCCAAATAATCCAAATATGCTTGCGAATTTAACCATTGGTTTTCCTTCATAGTATTCAAAGCGGCTTGTGTAACTGCTTTTTGACCTTGAATCATTGCTTGTTGTGTCTGCAGCGCGGATTCAGCACTTTGTTTTAATACTAAAAATGCATCATTTGATGCTTTGGCGCTTTTTTCTTCTAATGTACCAACTTTTCCAACATTTTCTTGATAACCAGGATTTAGTATTTTTTCTATCGAATTTAAATCCATCCCACCCATTGTTTGTTGGAAAGCTTGCTTTTGGAACACATTCATTTCTTTTAGATTTAACCCCTGTGCTTTCAATGCACTCATAGCCGCATCGTTCTCACCCATCATAAACTTAGCTCTTACTTCGGATAAATCTACACTCCTACCAAGCATTGCTGATAAACTCATTTCGGCTTGGATACTATCTTTATAGTTCAAAACCATATTTTGACCGGCTTTAGCTACATCGGAAAAACTAACACCCAATGATTTTGCATAAATTACTTGTCTAGCCAATTCTTTACCACTTTGAATTTGATAATCTAATGCCATTTCGGATGCAGATGCAACCTCAGTCATTACATCGCCAACATTTAAGCCGGCCTGTTCAGCCATTGCCCTAACGCCCTCTGTCATATTTAATGTAGTATCAGCAGAAACCCCATCTAATAATTTAAATGCCTGTTGTATGCTTGCAACATTATCGACTGATATACCACTTCTTTGTGCAAATATCGCCATATCTGCGGCTAATTTGGCAGAACCACTACCAGCTTTAGAAGCTGCCGTTGTTGCCGATGCTATTGTTTCTGCTGATATACCTGCTAATTGTAATTGGGATGCAGCATATCCTACACTACCTAGTCCTTTACCAAAAAATGCGGTTTTAGATGCTGCTCTAAATTGAGTAGCCATTTCTTGTAATTGGAAACCAAAATCTAAAGCGGATTGTTTTGCTACAAATGCCAATTCGTTTTGTGCGGATGCAACACTCTTTGCACCTTCTATTTGATTTGACTTTATATCATTCGATGCTTGGATGCTGGCTTGTATCGGTGCACCAAAATAATCATATGCCAATTTACCAGCAGCTGCTCCTAATGCAATTAATGCAGCTTTTGCCATACCAGCCTCTCCTCCAATACTTCTGATAATATCAGTTAATTCCCCAGCCAACGGAATACTACTGCTACCCATTTGGTCTAATGCTACATCCATCGCACCCAATGCTACCGCACTTTTTTGTGCAGCTTTTTCAAATTCTTCTAATTCCTGTCTAGCTGCGGCAAACGTATTTACCAATTCTTGACCCGCGTCGGTGCTAGCATCTATCATATCTACCAATGAATCAAAATGCTCAAATGATTCTTGTATTAGATTATTATATTCTTCTTGAGATATTTTACCTCTTGTTAAAGAAGAAGCAGCAGTGGCAATCGATGTATTCATATTTCGATACGCATCGTTTGCTTTATCAATACGTTTTAACTGCCTATCATCAAATCCAGCTCCATCAACTATATTTGCAATACTTGTTAATGTGGTTTTTGCATAATTTAATTTATCACTAAATTTTTCTTGTAAAGTAGTATTTCCTTTTAAAGCATTTCCAATACTTACCAATGAATCATCTATATCATCAAATTGTTTTGCATTTGCTGATACTACCTTTTTTAAAGAATTTAATTCATCTAATTGTTCTTCTAATAAACCTAGAATTATTTTTTGTTGTTCCGCACGAGCTTCTAAATCTATTAACTCTTGCCCAGATGCGGTTGCGGCAGCTTTATTTTGCTCAGCGATTTTTTGCTGAGTAGCTTCGATATCTCGAAGTAAATCCCTTCTTTCTCTTTCGTTAGGAGTTGCCATTTATTACTTTATAATTTTATGCCGCGACCTTTGGCAAATGCATCTATATGGCTAGAATCTAATCCTAATTTTTCCATAGCGGTTTTTTGAACTATCAAACCTTTGGTTACGGTATCATCGTAATTTTTCCAAATATCAGCAAGTTCCGGACTTTTGTCATTTAATGAGTTCAACCAAGCTTTTTCTTTTCCATCAGCTTTTGCTCTAAAAAAGCTTTTGAAAAAATCAGATATACCAGCTTCTGTTATTTTTATTTTTTTAGCCATATCAATTAGTATGTATTGTAACTATAAATATCATCTTCTTCTTATTTTAGAAGAATTATTTGATGCTGATTTGGAAGTAGCTTTATTCATCGCTTCATTTTCGCTATCTTTTACTTTAAGTAACTCCCTCCAATAGAATTCTCGTAACTTAATAGGCATATAATATAGGTCATGCCAATTGAAACCACCATTGACATAATAAATCATTTGAAAGATTTTTTGATGCAATACTACCGAATAATCATTCGCTAGGGTAAAAAAAGTCAACTCCAAATGGAATTCGGAGAGCCTCCTTCTCACCAGTGTATGGGGATTCATATTCGAATTTTAAATCCAAATCCGGACTCATTCTACTGATTTCTTTTCTTAATGATTTTGAGTCGCCTGCCAATAGTCTATTTGTTACAAAGTTACTGATATATCCCAAATCTCTATTACCATCCACTTCGGTGATTATTCTTCTATATCTAGATGTAATTTCATTACTCGTTTTTGTTGCCTTTTGTAAAGCCTCTACATCTTTTTGTATTGCGAGTTCATCCCCATGTGTTAATAATTTAAATTTTATATTAGCTTTAGAAATTGGTAATGTGTAATCATATTCATTTTTCCGATTTAACTTAGATTCATCGATTTCTTTTATTTGTATCTTTGATAAATCTACTGTAATTTTAACTGGCTCATTTTCGTTAGGGTCGTTGATGGTAACTTCATATTCTGGACCAAATGCTAATACTCTTGAAGAAATTAAAATAGCATTCTTATCACCAATTAATAAATCATTTATACTTACACCTGACTCCACCACAACGGATTCTAATAGTTTATCCAAATGAACTCCCTTTTTAACTAAATTGGCAGAAGTAAGAATATCTTCTTCCTTTGCAGTCATTAATTTGATTGTAATTTCTCCGGATGATAATGGGTTATTTTCGGGATATACCAATCCCTTCGATGGTAAACTAATGATTTCCGTTGGAAATGGATAATTTTTTGATTCGTGACTTGGATATGACCCCATTCCTCTTGTAACTTGCTGTTCTACGTTTGATTGTTCCATATTTATAACTTAATATTTAATATATATATTCATTTTTTTAAAAATTATAAATAAAAAAACCTCCTTATATTATAAAGAGGTTTTTAATTTTTTTTAGTTTTTCAGAATTTACTAATTAACTTTTCAAATTTGTTCACTTATGTGTTAAGGTTAATATTCTAAAATAGCATAATCATAGCTTAAACCCAATTCTATTGATATCGGGTCATTTGAAGACCAATCTAATTCTCCAAAATTTGCTGAATTAATAAATGCTCCTTTCAAAGTCCATTGTTCAATTTTATCACCAACTGGTCCCAATAGATAGAATGTGATATCTTTTTTATAAAACGCTGCGTATCCATCACGTCCTGTTAATGATTCATGCGAACTTCTAATCCATTCCATAACTTGCTGTGCTCCAGATGGAACAATTGGGTCATATAAAGTAATATTAATATCATCCCAAGTCGATTTACCTTTAATCTTTCTTTTTACGTTAATATGGTCTAATTCAACTACTTCCGATGTAAACGTTGGTCTACTTGCGGTTTTAATCATATATGATTGTATTCCGTTGATTTCCATTATGAATCTATTACCTAACTTTGGTTCAAAGTTGGTATAGAACATTTTATCGAACTCTAATATTTCTGGCATCTTATTTCTCTTTAATTGTTTTTATATATAAATATCTATTTTTCAAATTATCCGCTAAAAGCCGCACCTGTTGGTAAAATATTGAAATCAATCTGAATAAATTCAGCGGTTTTCGTTGGTTGTAAATATATAGCTCCTTGCATTATGTTTCTATC